CTGGATACTTTGTTTGGCAGAACCAAGAACTATTGATGGGTGCGTACAAAGAGTCTAAGAAGATGCCAAGCATTGTCGAGGACAGGGTAGAAGACGCTGCTGCCCACTTATTTAAAACCACCAACGCCACCATTGTTGCTGTGTTTAAAGTAAACCCTATGTTTGGAACCCGAGTGCTCTATCGCGCTTACACCAAAGAAGGCAGAGACAAAACCAACGATGGGTTGGACGTGGGCTTGTTTACTCAGAACGCAGCCAACAATGCAGATGTGGTGAAGCTGATGGCTAGTGAAATACCTTGCGGAGAATACCGTTCAGCGCAGTCCGAGATGGGTTTGTGGTACATCGCCAAGGGGGTTGCCTACACTTGCCGAATCAGTATTCCACCTGACCCAAACAGATTTGTAGGCCAGATTACTGTGGGTTGGGATAGTGAACCAGCCGACATTCAAGTAACGAGAACCATGATGGATATTGCAGCCACCATGCTTTCAAGGAGTAAACAGTAATGGCTCAGTTTGAACCAGCATTTGAACAAATGATGCAAGACGAGGGCGGCTACGTCCTCCACGAAGTCCCCGGCGACACGGGCGGCATGACCTATGCTGGTATTGCCCGTAACAAGAACCCCCAATGGCCCGGCTGGGCGCTAGTGGATAAGAAAGAAATGGGTGGCTCCTTGACTCCTATGGTGCGTGAGTTCTATCGAATTGAGTTCTGGGACAAGATGCGTGGTAATGAGATTTCAAACCAAGATGTAGCCAACACCATCTTTAATTTTGGTGTAAATGCTGGTATGGGCATGGCCGTGAAGCTGGCCCAACTTGTGGTCGGTGCTACCCCTGACGGTGGTATTGGTGCAAAGACCATTGAGAAGCTCAATCAGATTCCTGATGGCCAGCGGTTTAAAGAGCAGTATGCCTTGGCTAAGATTGCCCGCTACGTTGAGATATGCAACAAGAACCCCGTGCAAGTTAAGTTCCTCAAAGGCTGGCTAAACCGCACACTGAAAGGTTTGAAATGAGCTTGCTTGCCGTTGGATCAATTATTGAAGCCGTGGGCAAGGTTGCTGGCGACCTAATCACCACTGATAAAGAAAAGATGGAGATGGAGATTGAGCAGCGTAAGCTTGATCTCGAAGAGAAGCGCATAGACCAAGCTACAGACCTAGCGCAGATTGAGGTCAACAAGATTGAAGCTGCGTCCAGTAGCGTGTTCGTCAGCGGCTGGCGTCCGGCCATCGGTTGGATTGGTGTAGCGGCTATGGGCTATCAGTTTTTGCTGTACCCGTTGTTTCAGTGGTGCTGGAAATATTTGCAGGCTATGGGCTGGGTTCCAGTGGGCATGGATCCCCCGCCAGTACTAGACGCAGACCAGCTTTGGGTGATATTATCAGGCATCTTGGGCATTGCCGGTATGCGTTCTTTTGAGAAGACCAAAGGCGTTGCCAGTAAATAAAGGTAGCCCATGCCATTACAAAAAATCCTGTTTAAGCCGGGCGTCAATAAAGAGAACACCCGCTACACCACGGAAGGCGGTTGGTACGACTGCGACAAAATTCGTTTCCGTCAAGGCAACCCTGAGATTGTTGGTGGCTGGCAACGCATCTCCTCAAATACATTTAACGGCACTTGCCGTTCGCTTTGGAACTGGACAACGCTGGCCAACCTAAACCTAGTAGGTGTTGGCACTAATACAAAGTTTTACATTCAAAACGGCGGCGCGTACTATGACATCACGCCTCTTCGCGTAACCACTACGCTTGGAACCGACCCTTTTACTGGCAACGGCACAACCACAGTCACAGTAACCGCCACTTCCCACGGGGCAACCAACGGCTCTTTTGTTACTTTTAGCGGTGTTACGGGTACGTACGCATCTGTCCTAAATGCCGAGTTCCAAATCACGTTTGTTAACGCCAACTCCTACACAATCACAACATCGTCTGTAGTCGCGGCAGGGGCAACGGGTGGCTCGGCTGTTGTTGCAGCGTATCAACTTAACGCTGGCCCTGCGTATGCTGTGCCGCTTGTAGGTTGGGGCGCTGGTGCTTGGGGCGCTGGTGCATGGGGTGTAGGCGGCACAAGTTCAACAAGTCTTCAATTGTGGAGCCAAATTAACTACGGCGAAGACTTGGTCTTTGGCCCACGCGGTGGCGGTCTGTACTATTGGGATGCAACGGGCGGGGTGACAACTCGCGGTGTACTGCTCAACTCTCTTGGCGGCACGGTGTCGTTTACCAACGCTTCGCCGACTGTGGTGACATCCACCATACTTTATACCGAAGGCGCAGCGCTTAAGTTTTCTGGCGGGTCATTACCTACAGGTATTACTGCGGGTACTACGTACTATGTATTTGAAGTAAACGGCTTAACGTTTAAGTTACTAGATGGCGCGGGTAATCCTGTTAATACATCTTCCTCGGGCACGGGCACAGTGTCTACAATTGTTGACGTGCCGACTGTCCAGAACAGCATAGTGGTATCAGACTCTTCTCGTTTTGTTATTGTGTTTGGCTGTAACGACTACGGTAGTGCAGTGCTTGACCCCATGCTGATTCGCTGGTCAGCGCAAGACGACATCTATAACTGGACGCCTGACCCTACCAATCAGGCAGGGTTTACCCGACTATCTCACGGTTCTGAAATTGTGGCTACAGTGCAGACCCGCCAAGAGATTACAGTGTTTACCGACTCCAGCGTTTATTCGCTGCAATACCTCGGCCCCCCGTACGTGTGGGCACCGCAGTTGCTTGGTGATAACATTTCAATTCAAGGCCCCAACGCTGCCGTGATTGCTTCCGGTATCGTGTACTGGATGGGCGTAGATAAGTTCTACTCCTACGATGGCCGTGTGCAAACGCTTAACTGCGACCTGCGTCGCCACATATTTGGTGACTTTAATCAGTCTCAAGCCGCGCAGGTGTTTGCGGGCACTAACGAAGGCTTCAATGAAGTCTGGTGGTTCTATTGCTCTGCCAATTCATTCACGATTGACCGTTACGTGATTTATAACTACCTAGAAAAAATCTGGTACTACGGCACGATGGCACGAACAGCGTGGCTGGATTCTGGCTTGCTTGACTATCCGCTGGCGGCTACGTACAGCAATAACTTGGTGTATCACGAGAATGGGCTAAACAACAATGAAACAGGAACAACTACCGCTATTGATGCCTACATTTCTTCCTCAGAGTTTGACATTGGCGACGGACATAATTTTGGTTTTGTGTGGCGCGTCCTTCCTGATCTGACCTTTGAGAACGCTGAGAACTCTCCTACGGGTGCTTTACCCGCGGTAGCAATGACTTTGCAAGGGCTGGCTAATTCTGGCTCTGGCGTGACAAGCACGGCATCACAACCTGTAGCAAAAAGTAGTACATACGTTATTACCGAAGAGTTCACCGGCATGATATTTACCCGTATGCGCGGTCGCCAGATGATCTTCAAGATTAGCTCTAACCAGATCAACACAGTCTGGCAGTTGGGCGCTCCTCGTATAGATATTCGTCCTGACGGCAGACGTTAATGACAACACAAAACAGGATCATTAACCCCGCACCACCCAACTTGCCGTTGGGTACGGATCAGTACGAACGCCGGTATCAGGATCAGTTTACAAACGTTTTGCGTCTGTACTTTAACCAATTGCAGAATGCGCTCACAGAGATTACAGGCAATGCTGGTGGTAGGTATTTAGCGTTTCCGTACGGGGCGTTTTCTAGTGACCAAGACCAAACAACGACAGCTGATACAGCTACGTTGATGACGTTAAACACCACAGATTTTTCTAATGGTGTGAGTATCAATACATCTAAGATTACTGTGGAATACGCGGGCATTTACAACTTGCAGTTCAGTACGCAGTTTGCAAACACAAACAGTAACGTCCAAGATGTCTATATTTGGTTGCGTCAAAACGAGGTAGACATACCGGGATCAACGGGATTTGTATCTATTCCAAATAGACACGGAGGTACGGATGGGCACTCAATTGTTGGCTGGAACTATTTTTTGACTATGAAGGCCAGTGACTACGTTGAGATTTACTGGTCTGTGCCTAATGTTGCTGTGACTATTCAACATCTTGCCGCTTCTGGTACACCCACTAAACCGTCTACTCAATCCATCGTAGCCACACTTTCATTTGTGTCTGCACTGCCAACATGATATTATCAAACAACCCCCATTTTGAGAGGCAACTATGAGCCTTGCTGTACTAGCCGACCACATGGCATCCAAGGGTCGCGGCCCTGACTCGATGCTTATCCACATGTCCCCACGTGAAGTGCAGGGACTACAGGCGTTGGCCGAGAACCACGGCGGCTCCCTTACTATTAACCCCGAGACGGGTCTACCTGAAGCTGGCTTCTTGGATAAGTTGTTACCGACTATTATTGGTTTTGCACTCAATACTTTTGCCCCCGGCGTGGGCACCGCTATTGGCGGCGCATTGGGAACTAGTGCCGCAGTTGGTACAGGTATCGCTGTAGGCGGTGCACAAGCATTACGCACAGGCGATATTGGTAAAGGCATTAGTGCGGGTCTCGGTGCTTATGGTGGCGCTAGTTTAGGCGCTAATTTAGCTGCTGCTGGGACAGGGGCAATGTCTTCTGAAGTTGGTGGCGAAGCTTTAAAAGCTGCTGGCCTTACCGGAGAGGCGGCGCTTACCGCTGAAGCAGATCAAATTGCCCAAAGAGCTATTGAAGAAAAATTAGCCGCTTCAACGCCGTTTGAAAGACTATCCGCTGGAGCTGACGTCGTTAAAGATAGCCCAATGAAATACCTCAAGGCTAACGCTAAGCCTTTAATGTACGCCCTTGGCCCAGCTATTCTTGCTGGAGAAAGCGCTGAAAGCAACATGCCCAAAACAACTACAGGCATGATTCGTCCTTATTCCTTTGACCCATATAGTGGTACGTACACCGCTGCAAACCCTTACCAAGCTACGCCGACTAGAGCGGCTGAAGGTGGTTTGATGGGTATGGCCGCTGGTGGTATAGCTGGTTATGGCGATGGTGACGATGTTCCCAGACAAAACGGCATGGCGCAAGGTGGCATGTACGATTTTGCTCAACGTAGTGAGCCAGTAGTTCGCATGGCTACCGGCGGTGTAAGCGACGCAGACATTTTTAAATACTTTCAAACCCCAAACCTTTCAGACACGCAAATTGCCGCTGACATGCAAAAGTATGGTGTGTCTGCTGCGGACATTGCTCGCGCCACGGGTACACAGAACCAGCAAGCCGATTACGAACGACGTTTCGTAAACACACTTATTGCCCCAACTACAGACGCTTCCGAGTTCCAAAAAGCCACTAGCGCAGTTGGTTTACAAAATCAAGCGTTAACAAACGCTATGCAAGGTGCGGGGCTGTCTCAAGGCGCTCAGTATGCTTTGACACAACCGGCTCAAAGTGATGTAGGTTTTACTGGTGGGATTATTGATGCACGTACTGGAAAACCTGTTGATCTTTACAACCAGATTGGTTACACCGCTGGCGCTCTACCGGGCGATCAAGCTGGCCTAGAGGGTTTGTATGGCAACATTAACTACGTCACAGGTGGGCTGCAAAATTT